ATCTTTCATTTGCTTACGAGCTTCATCTACACGACTCATTAAGTTTTGTGTGTGACGTAGACTGAATACATTTTGTTTGCGATCCATTGCCCAAGACAATGTGTTATTGCAAACTACTCGTACTGATGTGGGCCGTGCAGAGAATGACAATCCTCCATCGTGACCATTAGCTACGAGTACGTATGGAACTACAGGATCTTCTTTGCCATTCTTACCAAGGTCAAAGGTGTCTGCTTTGAGTAGGAACCATATCTTGCTTCCGCCAAACAATGAACCTGCTGACTCAACCTTTACGACTGTGTCCATTGAAAGCTCTTCGCAGAAATTGGCAAGCTCATAGTTTTGTATTGGCTGGTACTTATTACTTACGCAACCAAGTACTTCGTGATTGTCGCTTCGATAGTTAAGTCGCCACTTGTGAGACTTGACTGTAGATGTAGCGGTTGATCCCCATATGTCATTAGTTTGAACTACGTCCCAATCAAGATCTGCGAGTTGTAATGCTTCTCTTGGCGTAGGTGCATTCTCTACAACCTTGCCTAAGCCATGCCAAGCAGTTTCTTTGTGGAGGACTAATCCGTCTGTCGATGTAATACCGTGTGCCATTTCTAAACCTTTCTAGTTAGAACCGATGTGCATCCATACTTGGAGCAACAAATCTTTATTTACTCTCACACTCGACGGTAATCTACCGGGTGTTAGTCGAATGAAAGAAGGATGATCTGCACCAATGAATTGTTTAAGTTCATTCATGTGATCTTTTGTAATTGTGAAATCTATAAACTTGATAGAGGAACGAACCTGTCGGAATGCGAAACTAAGAGGGCGGGCAAATGGCCTCAATTCGTAGCCGACAGGCTCGTGTTCCTCTACCATCTTTTCATGCAAGCTGTTGTTTAAGTCTAGTTCTGATAGAGCGTCACCAGACTTAAGATCGCATGAAGCAAGAAACCAAAGAGTGGAGTTTGGTTCCCGATATATGTATGCCTTACCTTTTCTTCTTAAGAATCCCCGAGGCGTGAGACTCTTTTGGTCCAACTGAAAGGAAGGCAAACCGTAAAGGTTTTGTGTGATTCTGATCCTAGTAGGATCACCCACCTCAACGCCACCTTTAACAGGACCAAGGTTAGCCCACGTAGGTAATTCTGTCAACATTTGTAATGCCTCTAACCTTCTATAAAAACACCCCCTCCCCTGACATCATGTGGCCCACGAGGTCGTTATGGGGAGAGGGTTGAAATGGAGAAAGTTTCTCTACCAAGACACAGCCGCCTGACCCAATATAGGACCAGACGGCCAAGGAGGAAGAGATAAAGAACTGGGGCCCATAGCGATGGAAACCCCAGTCCGTAAGTGGGGGGACTAATTCGTTGTTACAAGGATCCATATTCCCCATTGAGATCCTCACCTATTTTCAGCCATCTTGTTCAATACGGCTAATAATCCATTCGGTAGGCCAGACCTTGTTTGGGTCGGTCTTGCTTACGTCACTCTTGCACTTAACCATAACAGGAATCTCCTCTGTCTGCGTCATGGTTGAGATCTCATCGAGTCCAGCACCGGGGCTGCCGACACTGCCAAGTACCTGCGTCAGGTGGCCCTTGAGCCGTCGTAGAGCGATGTCCACTCGTACACGGGCTTTCTCTGTAGTAAGGCCGTCTTTGCCGCAGTTGGGGAATACGAAGGGCGAGCCCTCGAATGAGCGTGGGTCGCCCGCACTGCCGGAATCTTCCAGAAGTGTGTAGTGAAACTTGATGAGAGTAGCCTCATGCTCTACGGTTTCTGTGCCACCGTACTCACGGAATGTAGCATCCATTTGTGAGATGCCTGTAAGTACAGATGCGTGGACACCATCAGCAGGGAAAAAGCTGTTGAATGAGCCGTCTCGATCAGCACTTGCTGATGCGAAGTCTGTGTTGTAATTTGCGAATACGCTTTGCTTGATATCAGTCATTGTAGACTATTCCTTATTTGCTTCGTTAAAAGCTGCCTCGAAAATACCCCAAGGATTATCCGAATCCAAGGGAATGTTTGGCATACGTTCAGTGGTTCTAGTACGAATGATTCGTGCAAACCTTGGGTCATCGAATGCCAACATACGTTCAAACACTACCTTTTCAGCAGGTACTGTTCGTTTAATCTCTTTCCCCCCACTCTTGATTATCTTTTCCTCACTGACTGTCTTGATCTTTCGATCACAACAAACGGGAGCAATCATCTCTACTGCGGGAGTTAATCTCCTTACCATGCCTGAAGACAGGTTAAGAGTTAGTTCTTCTTTCTTTGCACCTTCATCGTTTACCTGCAAGTATTCTCTACTTAGGTGAGCAATGAACCATACACCATAACCGTGTTGACGAAGATCGAATGCAAACTGCAACACTTCATCAAACAATTTGTCGTATGCAGCTGGACCATGTGCCTGATCGAAAGATGCTCTGCCCATCTTCTCTGCAATGTAAGGCTTGAGTAATCGTACTGCTGGAGTGATTGTATCTAGCACTACTGACTTAGGCCGAGGCTGGTCAGTCTTAGCTAGTTCAATAAGTTGCTTCTTCTTCTCTAGTACTTTATCCCAAGTAAGGACAATTTGTTTGCCGCCTACGTCAACGGGTGTACCCTTCTCATCTACTCCCGGCCAAATGGTTGCCTTGCATTCTGGAACTACGGTCGAAGAAAGGTCCAGATTGATTATGAAGGCATCCTCATTTGACTGGAAGAGATAAGACTTGCCTGTGTTTTGTTCTCCTACCACCATACCAAACAAAGAGTTTAGTGGGTAGTGCATTCGTTGTCCTGAGAAACCAAGTTTGGTAAAGCCCATTGGTTCTCCTTTCGCAAAAGTTGTGTGGGTCATTGTTGTGTATTCATCATGTTAAACATATCGTTGTTAAGTTTTGCTGGTCCCATATCAGAAGGAACTTCATTATCAAAACCTTCATCATCGTCTTCGTCATCGACGGGGGTTCCGGAGGGCAACCCCGGAGATGACATAGGCGTGATCGACCTACTTACATCAGCTTCTAACCCTTCGATAACTACAACACGTTTAAACTTAATGCCTAGCTTTTCAAGCCATGAATCAAATTTGATTGCTGACATAGAGGTGTCAAAGGTTTCCATAAATCGTTTACGTAAATCTGCTTTATTTTTAATAGGCTCATCTTGTTGCAATGAGTCAGCATAAACTTGCTTTAGTTTAGGAAGTATGACTTGTTCGGCTACTTCTTTATCAAAGTCCATCATCAAACTCCGAGTCTGGTTCTGTGAGGATATCGAATTCAATATCTTCGGGGACGGGATCGTCACGCCTTCTCAGTGTGAAGCCTTCACTTTGTATTAGTGCAGGCCAATCAGCTACAGGAGATAGCATGAACGGTGAATATGTAGAGAGTTTTCCATGCGACATAATCTTGTCGGACATGGGAAAGTTCTCAGGGTAAGGATTTACAATGGCGTAGTGTTGGACCAGCCGTATCCTATCACGATAACGTTGATTGATTGATTTGTCAAATATGAGACTAGCTGCTGTAAACGATATGTTTACTGGGGGGTCTTCTGCCCACTCAGCTTTCTTTGTTTCATACTCACCCTTAGCTTCGTACCATTCTTGGCAACGAATTAAGTAGTTCTCAAATCTTGGTTCGCCTTCGTAGATCTTTAAGTTCTTTGGCTTGCCTTTACGAGGACCACTCTTCAATGGTGTCATGTCGTAAGTAAAGTCTCTGTCCTTCATGCCTAGATCAATCGTAGGTTTTCTTACTGCCAAGTGCATCATTCCCCCCAACTTAGTGTCGGAAGGTAGATTGAATGCCTTCTGTATCTGCCCTGTTTTTAACAGTTCATTGACACTAAACATGTAGTGTTCGCATTGGAACTCTAAGGGAACACTGGTCAGTCTCATCTTGGGACTAAGTGCTGTAGATTTAAGGTCTACAATCCAAACACTGTTCTGTCCTTTGTGGTAGAGAAGGAGGTCAGGCTGGCAAATACATTGAATAGGACGGGCTCTTTCATCCGTTTTCACTGAGGTAATTAACCTAAATTCGCTTCCTAGTCTGTGCCATTGAGGAGCCATAAGAAATTCTTCAAAGGTTTTACCCTCTATACAAGGTATCTCTTTTGCCGCTTCATACCAAGCCAAGGATGCTTGCATGTCGCGTTCTTCCCGTTCAATGATCTTGGACTGTTGTTGACCAACAACCCCCATCTCACCACATGATTCTCTTAACTCTTGAATGCGATCAAGTAGTATGCTCTCTAACTTTTGCTTTGCTACGTTTGCAGACAAGTGGTAGTACTGAAACCTTAAGTGCATCCAAGTACCACGGTTCAATGCTTTGGTCCACTTAAATCCTGGTACTACTCCAAGTCGCCTCGCCATGTAATAGGCAAAGGGATCGCCAAGACAAGTACCGTAATCACTAGACCTAAGTGGGGGGACTATCGCATTAATGCCGTGGGCTTGAAGATACTCGTAAGCATCTTTCCCCATGCTTTGAGGAGCTTTTAACTCAGGTATTTCTGGGGGCATTTTTCTTGATCCCTTCGAGTATGTCTCTCATTGCATTAGTCAATGTAACTACATCATGTTCAAGCCTAGATAGTTGATTGAACAATATTCTAAGTTCTTGTTCAAGTGCATCTAGGTCGCCATGTATTGCAGCTTCAAATCGAGCATCAGGCTCTTTGTGCAAATCACAGTTCTCAGGTTCAAGTGATAATGGATCGTAATTATCTTCTGTATATTTCATGGTTCTTCCTACCTATGTTATGTGTATATAAAAGATCTCCGGCCTCCCACAGGGAGGGGCCGGAGAACTAGTATATCATAACTATTTAATTATTTACGTTTTGATTTCCAAGAGACTCTAGCTGGTCCCTTTTTAGCTGACGTGCCTTTCTTTGTGCAAGCAGCTTTAGTTGGTCTACANGCAGGNTAAGGTCTCTTGCTGCTAGTAGCAGACTTGCGGCCACAAGGCTTGCCTGTCTTGCAATCTATCCAGCCNTTACCTTTGTTNTGGGAAAACCATTTCTTTAAACCAGTTTTCTTTTTAGCCATTACTTCTTTTTCTTTCTGCTAGTNCCCCAGTTCTTNGCACCTTTTTTACGGCANTGAACTAAAGCTCCACTAGCATAAGCNGAAGGCCATTTCTTATAACGCTTTTTTACTTTACTGTAACAAGCNTCTTTTTTAACGGCTTTCTTTTTAGCCATTATCCTGCTGCTCCGTCACTAGTACCATCTTNAATACCAGTAGTAATGTTTTCTAAACCTGTATCAAGACTACTAGTTACAGATTTGTACGATGCAATTGTAGCTACTGCGATAGTAGAAACAACTAAAGCCATTTCAATTGATTCGCCGCCATGTTCATCAAAGAGCAAGTTCTTAATGAAATCCATTTTAATCCTTTCGGTTTCTCACAATGCTGTACATCTTGTCATTGTGAGCATCCAGTTTATTCATTAAGTAATCAAGATCATGTTTTGTCTGAACTTTGTCTGCATTAATAGTAGACTTAAGACCTTGTATTTCTTTTTCTTGAGTTGAAACTTTGTGGCTTATTTTCCACACAAAACCTATCAATCCAAATAAAGCACTGCTTATGACAGTCATAACGATATCTAAAATATGAGAAGAAATTTCTTCCATTTATTTGCCCCGAAAAACTTTCACCCGTCGAATTTTAAATTAACTTATATCAGTTGTTTCTTTTGAAGAGGGCGGAGATTGATGAGAGTGGGAACACGTTACCGCCAATGTATCCAACAACTCCAAGGAGGAGTCCGAACCAGATGTTACCGAGGAAACTTGAGAGGTCTGCGAGCAGCATGATTTATCCTTTGCTTCTAATTCATTAATCAATGTGAGGATTGCCTCACTAGCTCCCATAATCCATTCCTGTAATGGCATGGGTGTTTTCATTCTGGCGAAACTTTTAAGATTTTTCAAGTCTTTCTTGCTTAGCCTTTTTGAATGCACGATCAAACTCCGGATCTGAAGCACGTTTGGCCGCGACATATTCTCTTAGTCCTGTTTCACTAGAAGTGTCCAAGACTGAGGCGACTAAACTTGCTTCTCTTTTCTTAGGCTGGGGTATAAAACCAACAAGTCTTTTTAAAATAGAACCTATCCCCGTATACCAAAGGATCCAAGCTACACCTAAAACAATTGCAGCTATAGCTCCATATTGTAAAAGATTAGCCCAGTAAGGTGTTTGATCTTCTACCGCAGGCAGTGTCTTGTGGATTACCTGCGTCAAGTCAATGATTGACTGTTGCTCTCTTTGTCCCCCCACTGACTCTTCTGATATTAGAAGGAGATTCGGTGCTTCCGTTTGTGTCTCATTCTGTATAGTATTGAATCGCGTAAGTGAGGATTGTGCGTTCGTTTGAATTTCGGACGTGGTCTTCGCAAGTTTCTCAGTAGCTGAGCAACCGACAATAACAAATATAAGTATGATAAGAACGATCGTATTGGCGATCTGGAGCCGATGTAATAGAACCTTGTACTCATTTGGTTTCAAGTCTATCAAGCCGTCGTAAGATGTCTTTGTAGATTCTTTCGTGTTCCATATCTTTTGCCTGCCCAAGTACCGTAGCCTTAAGCATGTCCGTCGTAATAGATTTGAGTTCCGAGATGTCATTTGTTGCCTCTGTTATTAGGGTGTCTCTTCTCCCTAAATAAGTAAACAATGACGCTACTGCGATTATCAAAACTACTAACTGTAATATGTTTGTGATTGCACTAATACGTAAGCTGTTATCACTACTCATCTCGTTCTGTTTCCGAGTCTTCTTCATTTAAATACAGTTCAGGCGGATTGAAATTATCGTACGCGTAATCTACAAGTGCGTTGCATGTATGAGCGTTGCCATAAGGGACAATATAGGTTTCAGTTTTTCGTTTAGAAACTTTACTGTAAACTAAAACTATTGCATCTGCCCCTTCATTTTCTATTAGCTGACCAATTAATTGTCTAGCACCTTCGAGATGATTCTTCTTCATGACATAACCTCTAAATGGGGGGACCCATCAATAACTACACCGCACGATAATACTGGCTTTGAAGGATGCTTTGCTGCGTACTTCATACAGTAATGGGATTCATCAATTCCGCACCCTACTGACATTCCAAAGAACTTGCCTCCGGCTTTAGATATCCATTGAATTGCGGCTACTGTATGTATATGGCCCATAACTGTACTTTGCATACCAGCTAGTGCAGCATTTGCATGAGGGAACTTGCCGCTAAATCCTTCTCCGTGGAAGTATCGGACATTGTCTATTGTGACATTGTTCACCCACTCCCATGAAGGTGTCTTCCAAGCATCAGCATAATCTTTTATTAAACTATCGGGTATACCTGCT